GGCGACGTGCGGCGCTTGGCGGCGTCGCTGAGGTTTGCATATACGGTTTCCGCATCCGGCAACTGCGAAGCTGTTACCGGTCGATTTACAGCGTGATCGATTGCCTTCGCCGTCTGGACGTCCAGAAGGTCGAGCAAATCATCCTCGAAACGTCGGGGGCTGACTGACTCTACCTTGGCGACTGATGCGCCAAGCGGCATATAACGGGATGCAGCGGGACGCGTGTAACCGATAGGCGCTTGCTTAACCGCTACTTCGTCGCCCGCTTCGATTCGTTCCCAACCTGCCGGAATTGCGCCTTCATCCGTAGAGGCGAGTTCAGCGATAGCATTTGGAGCCGGTTCGGGTTGGCTCAATTTGTCGTCCGAAAGAATGTCCACGATGCTCGGCACGGGCTTTGCCGCTTCGATCGCCGCTTGCGCTGCTGCAAGCTGTTCGCGCAATTCATTCTCGCGCTGTTGCGCGGCGTCTCGCTCTGCCTGCAAGACGGCCTCGCGTTCGGCGGCGATACGGCGTTCCTCGGCCAACTCTGCATCACGGATCGCTTTCGCCTCAGCCGCCTTCCGATCGGCCTCTTCCTTCGCTTCACGCTCCTTGCGCAAGTCTTCGGCGCGAATCTGCTTGTCGTAATCGAGTTCGAGCGTGGAAATTTCGGCGGTAATGCGTTTCGCCTCTGCGTCGATGTCTCGCCCGTCGCGCAAGATCGGCTCTTTCAGCTTAACTCGCAGCGCTTCGACATCGGTACGCACACCACGCAACTCGGCGCGATCTTTACGTGCGGCCTTCATTCCCGCCGTCGTCTTCACATCGTGGACAACGCCAGCATGTCGGCGAGTCAGTTCAGCAAGGACGGCTTTTACCGGATCAAACGGGGCAAGTACGGCGCTAGTGCTCGGCACATTCGAGGATTCGTTCGTGTTCATTTTCGGTTCCATTTTCGATTGGTAGGTTTCGGTCTGCAAAGTCTGTGTCGCCGTATTGCCGTACTTCGCCGTTTGCTCTGTGATGACAGTAAAGCGAGCCCTGGCGATGTTTGAACCAGTAACCCGCACAAACACACGACATTTTTGCGGTTGGCCTGTTGTTCATCCAGCTATCAACCCGGTAACTGCGCTCCCCGCACGTTCTGCACTTAGGGATAATTTCGTACTGCTCTGGCAGAAGTCGCAACACGCGGCGTGTTTCGCATTTCCTGCATCTGACGTGCGTTCTTGCCACTTCGCCCCCTGTTCCGCTACCGATGGCGAATACTATCGGCATGGTAGTATTCGCGTCAAGGATTATTTACTACCGTTTTGGTCGGACTCAGAAAGGAATGTCGTCATCCATCTGATCAAACCCGCCCGCCCCCGGCGCATTCGGATGCCCGCTGTTTCCAAGCCTGCGCGATCCAAGGGAAGCCCCGCCGCCCGCCTTGTTCTTTATCGGCCGATCCCGCAACGCATCGAGGATCAGCGGATATTTCAGCGCCTGGGTTTTGCGATCCATGATTTCAGACGCAAAGAGATTGTCGGCGGCACGGAAAGCCGCGTTGAGTCGAGCAGACCAGCCATACTCGCCCGTACCGGCGCCCGTGTTGTCCTTTTTCTCGTACTCTTCCATGATGAACATGAGCCCGATTTGCTTTCCCAAAAGCTCGGGAAACTGCGTGAGCACCTGTTCTTCGTTTTGGCGAGTTTCCGCGTTCCAGACTGGCGACTTTACTTTTGCTTCCGTCAAGTCACGAACGCCCATACATGCCATGATCGCAATGAGCAACCCATAGTCGCCAAGCTTCGTGCCATCCTTTTTGATCGTGTAGATGCTGAAGTTGGCTAGGTCGCCGTCGTTGCCCTTGAACGAGAACGAAACGCCGTGCGTGCCCGTGGCGGCAAGAACTTTTTCGGCCTTGGTGAATTCGCCCAGGAAAGCGCCCTTCGCGTCGATGAAGTGCGTGCGGTTTTCTGCTTTGCGTGCTGCATCGACAGATTCTTTAGTGATTGCGTACATGTTTTTCCTTCTCGATCGGTTTAGGCGATTTAGGCCGGGGTGGTGAGGTCGTAATAGTCGGTGATAGCTGCATCAACGGCCGCAAGATCATTCGGGATCATGTCATCGGAAAACAGACCAATAGGGCTCTTCACTGTCGTGCGTCCGTTGTTCTGTGTCACGAACAGGTGTTCGCGGTCGATGACTTCGGTTTGCAAAACGATTGTGACCATGCCTTCGAGACAAATTTTGTCGTCAAGCATCTTTCCGATCGTCTTCATCTTGGACTTGCCCGTGTCCGTTTCTTCGGTGTGCGACATGATGTACACACGCACATCGGCGGGCAGTTCGGTTGCAGCGTTGAGAATGTCCCAGGCGTGACGGCCAATGTCGTTAAACTTGTCGTAGCCTTTCTCGTCATTGCGCCGCATGAATTCATTGCCCATGACGTATTGGAAATCGTCAATGACAATGATCTTGCGCCGCGTGCGCTGCATCGCGTTTATTATGTATTCGGATTTATCCGACGCGATGATGTTGCCCTGCTTGTTCTCAGCGGACAGGTAATCCCATCCTGCCGACTTGCCCTTGAACGGGAGCGACTTCCTAAGCGCCTGAATCAAAAGCGTCTCCGCTGGCGCAAGATTGCGCATAGCGGTGGACTTTCCGGTCCCGGACGCGCCAAGGATAAAAGTTACGGTTGCCATGATTTCCCTTTTCGGTTTCTGTTTCGGTCTGTTCGCGCTGTTCGTCTTGCTCGAATTGCTGCTGCCCTGCGTCGTCGTCTTCCATCTGGCCCGCCTGTTTCCGATAACGTGAACGAAGCATATCGTTATGGTAGTAATCGCGTCAAGCGCTATTTACTACCATTTAGATATTTTTTAGTGCGGCAACCATCCTTGATTCTTGTACGCCTCGTGCAGCTTTGTGACGGCTACATTCCCCAGGCTCCGCATCGCCCGCTGTATTCGCAAGCCGACCGCGCCCGCGTAGGATTTCGACACGCCGTGATCCTTCGCAACCGTCGCGAAGCTCGGACAATATGTTTCGCCGATGATGAATTCTCGATCCAAGACCGCAATGAGCAATTCGCGGCTTTTGCTAAGCGTTGAGTATTCGTCGGCAAGGGCATCGATCGCTTGCCGCTTGGCTTCGCCCGCCCCATCGTATGTGGCAGTAGCCCAAGCCATTTCCGAGGCCGTCAGAGACTCTTTCGTTGATTTCATAACCCAAACGGCTTGCGTCACTGAATCTAGCCGTGAAAGCTTGCTCTTTTTCTCGGTCGCGTTTGCGGTTGGCTCGTCGTACCCCGGCGTTTTGATCGATTCCGCTACTGCGAGCGATTCGAACGCAAATTGCAAGCCGTTGTGTACTGATCCAAAGAGGCAAACTTTTCGCACTGCTTTTTCATTAGCCGGTTCTGCGCGCATACGGGATCGCCTAAAAAGTTGTATTTTCCGATCGACCACACGCAAGCAGCGCATGACCGGGATTCGCGTTCAATTAAGATAATCAGGGGGTCGCGGTTGTAGTCACCGCGTTGAAGATCGCTCATTGCAAGAAAAGGTCAGGTGCGGCGCGAACGGTTTGCACCGTGCGGCCGGTGATTGAGTCCTTGATCGGGTCGCCACGAGCGATCAGGCCATCGGCTAGCAACTCATCGATTCGAGCGCACACAGAGCCAACCAACATTCCCATGTTCCGCGATAGCTGGTTCCTACTGAATGATGAATGGTTCATATCCCTCAGAAAATTGAGTATCGCGACTTGCTGGCGTTGCTTCACGCCACTGGCTCGCGTTTCTATCAAGGACTCGGCTTTGGTCGATAACATCAGAACTCCCCTACGCTGCGCGCTTTTATGCGCTGTGATTCCCAATCAAAGATCACCACTGATGCGCGCTCGCGCAGGCGGTCGGCAATACGGTCGCCCAGGTATTGGGCTAGAGACTCCCTATCGAGGTTTGAAATAATGATCGTCGGGCGGGCGTTCCGATAACGCCGGTCGATGACGTTTGTCAGGTGAGCGCGAACATCGTCCGTCGCGCCCTGGATGCCAATTTCGTCAAGTACCAAAAGGTCGATGGCGCCGTATGCGTCCATCATTGCTGTAGTGCTGGTTTCGGCGTCACGACGCATGCAATCACGCATCCGTGTTACGAGGTCGAAAGCCGTTTCGTACATGACGCTATGGCCGAACGACATAACCCGGTGAGCAATTGCAACGGCAAGGTGCGTCTTGCCCGTTCCAATGCCTCCGATGAACATCAGAGACGTTCCGACCTTAAGATGCGACCGGAACCCGTCTGCGAACCGCTGAGCCTTCGCAATGGCCGTTTGCATGGCTGGCGTGTCGGCCCTGTAGCTTTCGAACGTCCGGTTAGCGAATCCGCGCGGGATGCCTGACTGTGCAAACCGCTTCTCGATGCGCTCTTGCCGCTCGACCGCCTCCTTTGCCTTGTTCGTCGCTTCCAATGCGTCGGCTTCAGCGCGGGTGCACAGTAGGCAGTGCTCACCCTTTGTGATGACTGCGCCGCGAAACATGATCGGTTGAGCCGCGTAGTCGCCATGCGTCGGACAGTGAAGGATTTTGGTATCGGTCATTTTTCGCAGTGCTTAAAAAGGTATGTCGCTGTCGAGGTCTTTCCCGTAGTCCATTGATTTTAGGTTAAAGCGGCTTGGTTGTCCAACCGTTTTGGTAGTATTCGGAGACACGAACAATCCGCGGTATCCAAGGGCCACACAGTTCTCAATAATTGCCTTCGGGTCGTAACCCTCGTTCCGGAACGCAACGAGCTTTGAAAGGCATTGTTCAGCAGCAAGAGGCGTCATCGGTTTGCCAAGCTGCTTGCGATGCGTCACCCATTTTTCCCAATCTTCAACGGCGAGCCATTCAGGAAGAATCGCCAGTACTTCGGTCATGCGGGGCGATCGCTTAGTTTTCTTTAAAGCTTTTACAGTCTTAGTTTCTAAGTCAGTCTTTACTAGTGGCGGAATTTCCCGATCTGGGTTTTCCCTGTTTGGGAAATTCCCGTTTTGCTGATTATTTAGCAAATCGGGATTTTCCCGATCTGCTGATTCTTCGATCTGACGCTCGTCGTAGACCATGTAATCAAGCGTTCCGTCGCGGTGCTTGTGCTTGGTCATGTACCCTGCTGCGACCAATTCTTTGATGATCGAGTAGACGCCATCCTTGCCGACGTTCTTGGGGGTGGCCGGGAGGGTGAAATTTACAAGTGCCTCAACACAGACGCGCCATTCATCCGGCTTGGCGAGCAAGAAAACCAACATGCCTTTCGCCGCCCACGATATGCCGGGATCGTTGGCGAGCGAGTTTTCCAGCATGTAGAACCCGCGTGATTTCTGCTTCGAGCGAACTATCATTCAGCTTTCCCCTCCTTGGCTTCCATCAGTTGCGTTACGCCAAGGTTATGTCCAGTGACTTCAAAGGCGGCGACAGAGAGACTTTTTGCAAGGTCATAGCCTGGTCGCTTGCGTCCGTGCTTGATGTGCTCGAAGTAGCTGAACTTTGTCCCGGCTTTGTCGCACACCTTTTTTACTATCGGTGTCCCGACCGCTTGCCAGAACTCCATTGCGTTCATCGGCATTTTTTGCTTGGTAGCCATAAAACTCCTTGGTTGATCGTAGAAATACAACCGTTATGGTAGTCTATGTGGTCGGACAAACGCAAGCTATATGCGGCCGTGCAGGGTTTTCGTGTAGTTTATTCGTATCTTTATGGTATGGTTCTAATTATCGAATAACTACCAACGAAGGCGCATCATGGACGTTTATCAAATTCGCTTCAAGAACTACCAATTTCTCTTCGAGCGATTCAAGGAATCCGTTTGGCGAGAATGGCCCGGCGAGCCCGACCGAGGTATGTTGCGGCGTTTTGGCGAGCGACTTGGCATCAGCGAAGCGTATATGTCGCATCTGAACACCGGGTATAAGCCGATCGGCGCTCGAATGGGTAAGAAAATCGAGGCGGCGTTAAAGCTACCTCCTGGCTGGATGGATCAGGATCACGAGAACGGCGCGCCGCGCACGCCCGACGAGGCAGAGTTTGTGAAAGCGGCTGTAGAGCTTTACCGACAAAGCCCGAACGACGCACAAGCCGCATTGATTCAGGCACTTACGAAAAAGCTGTCTGGTTAGGTAGCACATATTTACCGGGAACGATAGCGCAAATATAGGCATGTTTTGCCGTTACAACTTGATACTGTTCTACTACCAAAGCGGTATAATTCATGCACGTTCACGAGGGCGTGATAATTACCGGAGCGGGAAAGATGGACTGTGGCGTTGCCGAGATAAGAAGAGCGGAAAAAAGCAGCATACTGACCATATGCGCGGCCTGCTCGAAAGATGGGAAAACATTGAGCGAGAGCGAATTCGTACAGGCGCTTTCAATGTTTTCTCCCGAAGAGCAGAAACTGTTGCTAAAAAGCATCAATGATAAGGTAGTCGAACAAACTACCAAAAAGAGCTAGACGAGGCCAAAGACGATCTGTACAATTCTTTCTATGCTGTGAATTAGTACGAGCAAAACGATATTCGAAGGGCGGCGCCGCAAGGTAGCCGCCCTTTTCATTTGGTGCGTAGCTTAGTCAGAGCCCTGAATTCAGACGACGCGGGATTGAACGCCCGTCGCACCAGCCGCAAAAAGTCCAGCGAACAACTGGCGGACCTGGCCGAACCTACACTCGGCCCCTTCGGGAAGTCTGCCGGTCGGGGCGCAATGCCCTAGTCGCGCTATCGTTGCTACCCTCCGTGCGGTCCAACAGGTGCGCGGCAGACTTCCCGAGGGAAATAGAATTGGCGCACCCCATACAGGGCGTCTAACCAATATCGTGCGGGGATCGTTTATGAAAAGTTGATCGCTGAACGGTAACGTTCTTTAAGAACTCAAAAGCGCGAACGCGCATTGATTTGAAATCAAACCGAATCCGTTAAATCGGACCGACGCGCCTGTGTGGTGCGTGGATGATTGGACAATAGACCGTCGAGAAAAATGCCCGCCGCATGCATGCCGTGGGCGTACTAGCGTGTCGGATGAGTCTTGTATCACCAAGAGAAGCGAGATAGCCCCGCTACCCGATGCCCGGTCATTGACGCGGGCAACGTAGCGCGGGCAAGTCTCTTAGTTCCAATCGTTGTAAGCGTCCGCTTTGTCTCGGGCTTGCTCTTCGCGCTCTTCTGGCGTGAGCGGTTCCGGTTCGTCGTAATCGTCGGCGTCATACATTTTGACCGGCTCCAAGCGCCTTATCAGCGCGTGCGAGTAACGTTGCGTGTGCGTCGGGATTGCCTAGCAAGTCAGGCCCCCACGATCTGAAAGCCCTAACGATTGCGTGAAACTCTTTCGCATTCGCTAGCGCTTTTTTCTGTTGCTCCTTTGCTGCCGACAGTTTGCGCGCCGCTTTGGGCGGCAATGCTTCGAGCGCAGCGGCTAGCTCTTCGCTGCCTCTTGATTCAAGCGCGTTACGGTAGTATTCGCGCGCGTGCCTAGCCGGATCGACGCCCGGTAAGTGGAGCGCTTTGTAGAGCGCCACGAGTTGATCCTTTGTGAGCGTGGTGAGGTTTGGCCGGTTCATGCGTATGCCTGACTCATGTTTTCGATCTTGTAATCGACTATCGAGCCGTCGCCCACAAGCGCATCGCCTGCTTCGTCGGCTTCGTTCTCGGTCTGATAGCTGCCGTTCACTGCGAACGGTTGGCCCCAGGTGAATTTGACGCTTAGTTGCCACATGATTTTCGCTCCTTCGGTAGTTGACGATTTAAATACTACCGTTACGATAGTGAACAGTCAAACGTTATTTAACTGTTGTTTCGAATGAGGCAACGCGCCATGAAAGCGAGGGTTCGGGAATGGTTGAGTGCTGCAATGCAATTGGCGGGCTATCCGTTGACCGGAAAGCCGCCGTTCGGTCATTTGCTGCACTGGACGACAACGCCCGTCGTGCATCGCTAGGCGCGATCGAGTTTGACGGCAAGCGTATCGAACCGCATTCGATGTCAGCCACCTGGGACGTTCAGCGCTTCATTCTTCGCCACTACCCCGCTAGGACTGTATGAACGCAACCGAAGTCGCCCGAATCCTTCACGAAGTGAGCCGTGTGAAGTGTCCGCATGTTCAGCCTTGGGAAAAGGAAAGCGCCGATTACCGCGCGACTTCGGCCAAGGCGGCGGGATGGTTGCTCGAAGGGCGTATCAGTGCTGACGCGCTCTTTCATGACGAACCGGCCCTTGCTGCTGTCGTGCGGGCCTGCCTGCCGCCAGTCTTCGACATCAACGATGAACCGGAAGGCGAGCCGGACCGTAAGCCGGGCTACTCGGAAAAGTTCGTCACCCAGGATGACCCGGCCAAGCGCGAGCGCATGAAGCCGGGGCCGTGCGAAACGATCACTGCTTGACCTGCCGTTGATACGGCCAATGCTTAAAGCGCTGATGCGCGAGGGTTCACCGATGAAAGAGCAATCACCTGTTGTCATGCTGGCGAGCGCGTTTGCGCATGCCGCACACGGCGCGGTAGGTCAGAAGCGCAAATACGATGGCATTGACTACATCGCCCATCCCTACCGAGTGGCGCAGATCGTGGCGAACGCGGGCGGAACCGATGACATGGTTGCGGCGGCTTGGCTGCATGACGTGGTTGAGGATACGGCCATCGAGCGCGGCATGATCGCGTACTTTTTCGGTGAACACGTCGCGCAACTCGTCGTGGAATGCTCGCATATCGACCGTACCAACGATGCGCGCAAGCTGAACCGATTCGAGCGGACGGCTATCGAACTGGCGCGCGCTGCCGATATTTCGCCGGAAGCCAAGACGATCAAGCTCGCCGACTTGCTGGACAACACGTCGAGCATTTGCCAGCACGATCCCGAATTCGCCAAGGTGTACATGCCTGAGAAGCGCCGGTTGCTCATGGTGCTGGTTGGCGGTCACGAGGGCTTGCATGCGGCGGCAACCGCCCAGGTGAACGCGTACTTTGCGCCGCCATTCGCTACTGCGGAGCCGCAACCGGCGACGCCGACCGGATCGAGTGAACCGGAATCGCCTCCCGTGCCCCGCAAGCGAATTTTCAACTTTGCGCGGCCGGGCTTCGGGAAAATCTGATGCAGTACGCGATCAGACATGCGCCGACGCGTAACGAGTTCGAGGCGTTCTTGGTTGGGGCTGTTGGCTACAAGATCGATGGCTATGTGGGGAGCGGGCGCGACCATCTAACAATCAGTCTGTCGCCCGTCCCGATTAGCATCGTTCAGCCGGGAAATGCCGATCGACTTGAAGCGATTTCGCACCGAACAGCCAAAAGTAATTCAACTGTTCGCGCGGAACCGTCGAGCCCCGATCGGGATAAGGCCAAGCGGAAACGCGAAAAGCGCCGGGCATACTCTGCGAAGGTCGGTAACAACGGCGGTCCGTGGGATCACACAGCGCTCAAGCCAGGACGAAGCGTCACGCTATCCGAAAGGCTTATCCGACTGGAAGCGGCCGTGATCCTGATGGCAAGCAGTGACGAAACCGGCCCGCTGCGCTCTCTGCATGACTTCCTGACGCTCACGGCTTATGGATCACTGGAAAGCGCCCTGCTGACCGTTCCGGGTGGTACGTGATGGAATACAACAAGCCAAAGGATCGGTATCTAGCCGCGTTGCTCGTCGTCATCGGATTTGTCTTTATCCCTCTCGTGTTCCTCTGGTATCTGCTGGTAGGGATTAAAGACTCAGTCATCAGCGGCCTGCGCGATCTTCGCCATGAATTCAAGGGCGGCCCAATCGTGACGGCCGCTTATGCATATCGGATGGCGATGGATGGCTTTGCGCATCGTAGGGCACGACGCGAGCGTGAGAGGAAAGAGTAACGATTTACAGGGCGCACAGAGATAAGCCGGGATAGAGACCGGAGCGCCCTGCTTTCACGAATGACGATTGGACCGTTCGACTCGGATGCTTACTTGCCCTGGGGGCTTGGACTCGTGGCCGGGACATATCTGCCCTGAGCAGTCGTCATTCATGAGGGTAAGAAACGTTGCGTCAAGGTTGTTCCTGCGCCCCAGGAGACGCAGACTGTCAGCGTGCGGACAGGTGGGAAACGGCACGACGGCGACCTGAAAGGGTTGCTACCCTCAACGATCACGCGGGAAGACTGAACACCAAGCGGTGAGGATGACACTAGAGAAGCTAGGCGCACATAGGGGAGGATTACGGCGCCCGTGTGTCGAAGCGTTCCGCTGGACTGGCGCAATAGACCACCACACCCTTCGCGTTGGGTGAGCGCCACGCAAATACAAGGATGACGTTCGCACACATGCGGCGAGTCGGAGCCTTGAGCGTTTAGAGACCAGTGAAAAATATGTGCGCCCGCGTTCAGTTTTCCCGCTCCCTATTCCAGAAACAAACCCCATGATGCGCATGTGCGCGCGAGGAACAGTCATGCACATTTCCGCTGTTGGCGAAGGTTGGGGCTTGTGAGCGTAGATTTGGCGGACATTGCGCCGGGATCGAAAAGAGAAGCGAAGGGGGACCGTAGTTCCGATCCCCGCGACGCCGACCGCGTAGTCGCAATCCATTTATCCGAGATATTACACCAAACTTCGAGCGGCCCGCGTTGCTGGTGGTGCTCGCATCTGCTGAACGGTCGGGCCACGTGTTGCGACCCGCGCAAGGTTGGGCGTTAGCTCGCGATCTTGCGAAACACGCGCTCGCCCGGATAGTTGTTCTCGAAGAACCGCATCGCATCGGCGATCTGCTTCGGCGTATCGAGCACGGTCACGGACATGTGCATGCGGTTGTTCTTGTCGAACGCTGCGAACGTGATCTTTTGCGGTTGCTTGGCTTGCTCGTTCATCGCGCGTTCCCCTGGTTGTTTGCTGCCGATGTGTGAATACTACCTATTCGGTATGCAACAGTCAACGGTTATTTCGCTGTTTTATCACTTCTTAGATTCGAAGCTTCCAGGCACTACACGCGGCGCCACGGTAGAAGTGCGCGCGCCTCGCATATCCGTTGTTCGCGGGCGTGAAGCGGCTTGCTTTGCCTTCTTGGCGCGGTTTGCGCGTTGCTTGGCGACGGTTCGCTTTAGCTCGCGTATCTCGTCTTCTGTGAGAGTTCGGCGCCCGGCGAGAACGTCTTTTGCTGCCTGCTCGGTTTCCTTCTGTTTTTTCGACATTCTGTTAGCTGCCTCTTTCGTATTCCACCATGATACCGACTAAGCCCCGTCGTGCGGGGCATTGGGTTAAAGAGTCAAATCGTGAATGTGATATAGAACCGGGGATAAATCTTTGTTGACGTATTGCATTGCGTTACTAATCGCGTTTTCGTCATCAAACCCGCGTACTTGAACGGTTGCACTCCCTGAAGCATGTTCAAAATTGAACGTGATCTCGTATGTCTTCATGGCTTTCGGCATTTCGTTTCCCCTTGCTCGTTTCGTTTCAGTGATTGAATACTACCGTTTAGGTAGCGTAACAGTCAACAAGTATTTCAACTGTTGTTACTCAGGGTGATCCCTATGACGCAACTTACCCGCTATTCTTGGTTCATCGTCGGCTACGCTGCCCGCGTGCTTATCGCTGTACTGCCAGTGCTCCTGTTCATGGCAGGATTGATGGCGCTGCCTGCGAATGTGCCAGCGATCGCATGGTGGCTGTTGTGGCTTGCCTTCTGGTTACAGACGATCGATGTGTTGCGCGTCGGCTCGGGATTGGCGTCTATGGCTCGCCTAGCGTTCGGCATGTACGAACTGTGGCTATTCGAGCGAGCACAAAAGAAAGCGGCTGAACGAATCGGCCGGAAGTATCGGGATTTGGATTTCGATGCGCGATACGACTACCACTGGCGCACGTAACGCCTAGTGGATGCCGTAGATCAGCGCGCCGACGATCAGGAACAGCGCGAAGCCGCCCACGAAGGCGCCTAGAATCTTGAGCCCGTACGCGTCGCGCTGACGCCGCATGTCGATGATGTCTACCTTGATTCGTTTGGTCATGTTCGTTCCCCTGTTGTCTGTGCACTGTCGTTTAATGCCACAGACGGATGATGATTGCCGGGCCGAACGCGATTGCGAACAACACGGCGCCTAGAAAGAAATCTCGCATTTCAATCCTCAAGCATTGAATACTGTTGGAACGTCGGCACGTTCGCCGGGCGCGGCTTGTACCAGGGCGGGCGCGGTAAATCAGGGATGACCTGCGCTCCTGCCTTGATAGCGGCCTCGCGCTCCTCGAATCGCTCGTACACGGGCTTCCCGGTGACTCCACCTAGTGCGCGAGCCACTATCGCCCCCGGAAGCGTTGAGCGACCGCTACACACGCCACGAACAGGGCGAACGCCGCCCAGGTGAGCACTGGAAAGTAGATTGATGTCATGCGTCACCCTTCGGCGGGATCGTGGGCCAACGATGTGCGCTCATTGCTGCGACAACCGGCGCCACGAAAATGAACACGAGACACATGAACTGGAACAGCGTCGAGTGATATGCGGCGCTCATTGCGTGCCCCGATGTGTGATCCACCATGCGAGCCCGGCGAAGACGAACCAGACCGCCCAAGTTGCGTTATGCATTTGTACTCCTGTTACGGTAGTGGTTACGGACGAGCGAAAACACGAAAATCGTTCCGTGCTCGATAGCTTCCAACATGCCCGCGTGCTCTGATTGCAGCGGGCGATCTGATATTATTTTCATGTTTCCTCCCGTTTTGGTAGTGTGAATGAATACTACCCAAACGATAGCAAATGCGCAAACACTTATTTCATGAATCGTTGCCGCCAGTCCATTTTCGCCAGCGATCGTAGCTGAGCGCTCGTTGCGCCTTGGTCATCAGCGAGATACCAAGCGCCTCGAAATCGACGCGAGGCGTGCTAAGCCACGTTGCGCGCATGGCTCGTTCCCTCCATGCCTGCCACGCTAGATTGATGGCCTTGGCCGACGCGCGCTTGAAGTCCGGAACGGTTTCCCGCCACGCATCGAACTCCTGGCGCTCTGCGTCCTCGTTGGCCTCCTGCGCGTGCTCTTCGTCTAGCCAAATATCGGAAAAGCCGCCGTAGCGCTGTGTCGCCATCGTGCGGGCTTCTACGAGGTCAAGGGCAAACACATGCGCGATGGATATTGGCAGGCGCACACAGTACCGATTGAGGGTCATTTTATGACCTCTGGTTTCTGGGGCGGTGCTGACTTCAGCCCGAGCATTTCAAGCGTTAGCTCAATAGCCATCTCAGCAGCCATGTAGAAGTTGACGCCGGGCACAGATAGGCACTCAGTCGAGACTTCGTGGGCCAACTTAGCAATGCGATCTTCATCAATAAAACCGCCTGCATAGAGCCGAGTTCCCGCAGCGAAATCGTCTAAGTCCTCAACGACCGCCTCAATGTGCTTAAAGCCATCTGCGTCTTGGCAAACTTCGGCTACCCAAGTTGACCCGATCACCGCATCCCGCACGCTCTGCGCCTCAACCTTTTTGTTGGCATCAACAATATGGTCGGCAGCGTTTTGCGGGGGTTGGGGTGCGGCATAAAGCGGAATCCCTTTAACGTATGTTTCGCCGAAATCCATGCTGTAATAGTGATCCAATTTTTTCGTGTGCAAATGCACTTGGTCGCCGCACTTGTACGCCCATGCAAACGGCTCTTGGTCCGCTGGCGTGGCGCGTGCGGCTTGCCAAGCGCATGCATCGCGCCAGATTTGCCACGGTGTACGACTGGATACAGGCTCGCTCACGCTGTCGTATGCGCGAAAAGCAGTGCGCGATTCGCGATCATCGCCGTCGTATCGTTCAGTCATTTCCATCTTCCTTCGGCGCGCTGGCAGCGATAGCGTTGTCGACAATGTCCGCGATCATCGAGCGCGAAATTGATACTTGATGGTCGTTATTCCAGCGGGGCGAGCGGTCGCCGCACACCAGTGCTTTAATCTGCTTCAGCGCATCTACCGCATCAGCACTTGGCGCGCTGACAGTAATATCGTCTAGCAGTTTGTTCACTTCTCTGCACATGAGATAAATGTTGTCTTCGATGTTGGCCTGAAACCATTCCAACCCTTCGCCCGGAAACGCACCAAGGCGTACCATCGTCGCGCGCATCTTGGTTGCACACGCATGGCCGACATCAGCACTTGACGCCTCGCGAGTGGCGGCTTGCAGGATGGCGACGATACGAGTCTCGAAAAGCAACGGATTGTTGCTCATGTGCTCGAACGCTTCCTCGCTGCAATCGAGCCATGATTTATCGCCGCGCCCTCGGGCCTGATAGATCGCGCTCATAACGGCACCGCGCAACGTGGCAAGAAATTGTTGGTCAGTTCGCCGTTCGAACGATTGAGCGTGTTGCGGATTCCGCTCACGTCGTGCACGAAATTGAAATCATCGAACTTGTACAGCGTTTCCAATTCGAGCGGGCAACCGTTCGCGTGACACGCTGTGATGTCCATCGCGAGCGAAACAGCGTCGGGCAACTTCTGCCCCTGTTCCTTGGCGATGGCGACGTAACGCCGAACGATAGCGCCGATGAGAATTGATTCTTCCTTGGTTGCTGCGAACGAGACTGACATTTGAACTCCTGTTGTGATTACGCCAACACTACCGTACGGGTAGTATTGGCGTCAATGGTTATTTCAGTGTTCTGTGTTGCGAAACCCGACTATCGCGTGCGCGGCCTTGTGGCACTTCATGCAAAGCCACGTCACTTGCAACGGTTGGTCGTAGTCGAAATGATGTGCTTCGAGCCCGCGCTTGCGTTTGCAGGGATACGCGGCGCATACAGGCCACTTTTCCAGTTTCCCGCTCGCCAGGGCCGCTTTAACCGCCTGCTGTGCGTTGTAGCGCTTGGCTGATTTCTCGCGCCAGCGCTTTACTGCCGCGTTGTGTGCCTCGCGTTGCCGTATGGGACATGCGTAGGGCATATCAGTAGCACCGGAACTGCGCTGTTGCGTTCGTGGAAGCGCGAAGGGTCAGCCAGTCGCAATTTTCCTTTCGCGAGGCCACGAGGCACGCAAACGCGTCCGTAAAGGCCGTAACAACGTCGATCAAGCACCCGTCCGACTCGCGGAATACGTAAAACCGTTTCATTTCTTGCCCCTGCCGTGCGTTAGTGTCTGCGAATACTACCGTAATGGTATTTTCACGGTCAATACCTTTTTTGGAGTATTTGTATGCGTCCACTGTGTGGGGCGAAAACCCGCTCGGGCGCTCCATGTGCTGCAAAAGCGGTAAAGGGCGGGAAGCGTTGCCATGTGCACGGTGGAGCGAGCGCCGGGCCGGGTACGCCGAATGTGGCGCAAAACGCGACAAAGCACGGCATCTACGGCCGCACGGTACGAGAGCACGAGCGCGACCTACACGCTGAAATCAAGCGATCAGCCGGGAGCGTTGACGACGAGTTGGCGATCGTGCGGTTGCAACTCGTTCGAACCCTGGAAGCGCAGAACCGCGCGGAAGACAACGAGCACGACGGGTTGGAGCTACAGAAATTCAACGATAAAGAGGCTACCGAGTTTTCGGCTGGCCCGGAACGCATTTACGAGCGCGTTGACTACAACGCCCACATCGACCGGTTGACCGCGCGCATTGGAGCGCTCGAAAAGCTGCGCGCTGAACTGCTCGAACTGAACGGCGGCGACGGTAACGACGACGATTTGACGCGCACCGACACATTCATCGCGCCTGACGAACCTATCCCAGAAAAACCTATCCTGTAAAGGCTCACCAATGCTGATTCATGCCGTATGCGACATCGACGTATCAGGCGCCGAAGAGTATCAACGCGAGGGCAAAGCCTACCTAGATACTCTGCTCGACCTTCCTTGCACGCCTGAACTGATTGACGAAGCGCGGCGCGCGCTCTTGGCTATCCACCAACGAACGGTGACATACACCACGCGCATTGTGCTCACCGACGAAACCGGGAGGGTTCTGTGAGCCGCCAATACATCACGTCATGTCAGGTATTCCCGATCGGAAAGTACGCCATTGCGGACATTGAGGAAGCGATTCAAGAGGCATTCGACAACACGCGGCGCGATGGCATCGTAATGACGCGCCTACCTGATGGCGGGCTGATCGCCTCGCATCAGCAACCGTATGTCCCGTACTAAGGCGCGAGCAAGCGGCCCGACAAGCGTATTCGAATCGATCCAGCTAACACCGAAACAGGCGAACATTTATGCATGGGGATGGCAACCGAAGGCGCGATTCCGCGATGCGGTGTGCGGCCGACGATTTGGCAAGACGTTTCTTGGCGCAAAGGAAATGCGACGCGCTGCGCAGCTTGCGGCCCGTTGGAAAGTCTCACCCGATGATGAAATCTGGTATGCCGCCCCGACCTTTAAACAAGCTAAGCGCGTGTTTTGGCGAAGACTCAAGCGGGCGATACCGCGTGCATGGATGGACGGGAAGCCTAATGAGTCTGAGTGCTTTATTTTGCTGCGCTCCGGTCACATTATTCGAATTGTCGGTCTTAATGAGTATGACAACCTGCGCGGATCGGGTCTTTTCTTTGCCCTAGTCGATGAATGGGCCGACTGCCCTTACGAGGCCTGGAAAGAAGTCTTGCGCCCGATGCTCTCGACATGCAAGTACGAAATTGATGGGGTGAAATATGTCGGTGGTCATTGTTTGCGGATCGGGACGCCAAAGGGCTTTAATCACTGTTACGACTCATACGTGGCTGGTCAAGACGGTGGCGAACCAGATCATAAGTCATGGCTTTATACAAGCGTACAGGGTGGGAATGTCCCCCCGGAAGAAGTGGAAGCAGCACGCCGAACACTGGACCCCCGAACGTTCCGACAGGAATATGAGGGTTCATTCGAGAACTATTCTGGCCGCGTCTACTACGACTTTCATCGCAAGGAATCGGTCAAGCCGTGCTCGTTCGACCCGAAGTTAGCCGTTCATATCGGGATGGACTTCAACGTAAATCCCATGTCGGCGGTTGTTTGCCAAGAGCAAGCGGACGGCGAAATCTGGCAGATCGCTGAACACGTAATTCCCACATCAAACACCGACGAAATGGCGGGCGTGCTGCGCGATACGTACGGCCTGCCCTCGTTCGATCCCTCGGCGCCGAAGCTCGATCACATCACCATATACCCGGACCCTGCCGGGGCGCAGCGCAAGACCAGCGCCCAGGGGAAAACCGATATTTCGATCCTTCGCTCGTACGGCTTCAACGTCGTTTCGATGGACGCGCATCCGCTCATCCGCGATCGCGTCAACTACGTGAACGGTCGAATTAAATCAGCCGATGGCAAGCGCCATTTCTTTGTCGATCCCTCATGCAAGGAATCGATCAAATGCTATGAGCAATTGACCTACAAGGAAGGCACGAACGATCCCGATAAGGAATTGGGATTGGATCACGTACCGGATGCGCTCGGATATTACCTGTTCACCAAATTTGTTTATATCCCTGCGAAACGCGTTCAAAGCGACCACATGCAACGATAGGAGGTCATATCTGGAAGGCCCTAAAAGAGTCGTTTTCGAAAGATGCGGACCTTCCGCAACGATCGTTCGACATCATTTGCTACAACGCGATATTGGACGGCACGCAATACGATGCGCTGCCCCATTCGTTCCATACGGAAAAGTCGGACGCCGACGAGTACATTCCACTTCGCAAGCGCCGCCCTAGCGTTCGATACGCACTGTGCAACGCCGTTGTCGATGACTCGGTAGGATTGCTGTTCAGTGAAGAGCATTATCCAACGGCTGCGAGTGAAGACCCGAAAGCGGTTGAAACTATCGCGGCGATCGTGAAGGATTGCAAGCTGAACGAGGTAATGATCGATGCCGCTACGCGCGGTTCGGTCGGATCGATCGCAATCCAGATGCGCGTTTTGAAGAATCGGTTGTTCTTCAAGGTCATGCCGACGCAGTTTCTTACGCCGGTATGGCAGGATGACGCGCCCGACACGCTCAAGTCAATTACCGAGAAATACAAGACGAAGGGTAGCGCGCTCGCAGCGTCGGGATACCCAATCAAGTCCGACGATATGGCGGCTGATTTCTGGTTCCAACGCATTTGGGATACCAACGCCGAAAACTGGTTCGTACCCTGGCTTGTGAAGGGCTCCGATCCAGCCATTGTGCCGATGCGTGACGAAACCCGCAGCAAAACGCATTCACTCGGATTTGTGCCAATCGTCTGGATCAAGAACCTTCCGGGCGGCGATGACATCGACGGCGCCTGTACGTTCAAGCGCGCCATCGATACGAACATCGAGATTGACTATCTACTGTCGCAAGGCGGTCGCGCGCTCAAGTATGCGTCTGACCCTACCTTGATGATTAAGGAGCCCGCCACGGGCACGGGCAACACGCTCGTTAAGGGCGGCGGTAACGCGATCGTAGTATCGGAAAACGGCGACGCTAAGTTGCTGGAAATGACGGGCGGTAGCACTGATGCGCTACTCGAATTCGTCAGGCTCGCGCGTCAAGTGGCGCTTGAGTCGATCCACGGCAACAAGGCGGACGCTGACAAGATCGCCGCCGCACAGTCGGGGCGCGCTATGGAACTGATGAACCAAGCGCTTATCTGGCTGGCTGACAAGCTTCGCATCAGCTACGGCGAAACGGGCTTGCTCGCGCTCTACAACATGATCGTCAAGGCATCGAACAAATTCAACCTGAAAGATTCGGGCGGGAATGCGATCCCTGCTATCTCCACTGGCAAACCTATCTCGCTGCAATGGCCTGCATGGTATGCGCCGACGTGGACTGACAAAACCAACGAGGCGAACACGCTCAACACGCTCACGACGGGCGGATTGATGTCCAAGGAAACCGCAACCAAGTCGATTGCGGATCAATACGACATCGAAGACGTGCCAGCCGAACTTACCCGCATCAAAAACGAACAGCAAGCCGCTGCCGATGCAGCGCTCGCGCTCGCGGTAGCAACGAAGCCGGTCCCGGATTCTACCGGCGACTAAACCATCGGGTCGCCTGATGCGACTCTCTATTTATCAAAGGATTGGGCTTGATGCCCGGATCAACTATGCGTATTTCGAAACTTCTTGCAATGCTCCTGGGCTTTGGCCTCGTTCGTTCCTATGTGGATGACCCGGAAGGCGGCGGCGGAAACGTCAATCCCCCGGCAAATACACCGGCTCCGCGCGAATTGTTCTCCCGCGAATACGTCTCTGAAGTGCGTGAGGAAGCCAAGACATGGCGCCTCAAGGCGCAAGGTAGCGAGGCGACGATCAAGGAGCAAGCCGAAAAGATCGCCGCAGCGGAAGCCGCCGCAAATGAGCGCGTTACGGCCGCTGAGAAAGCCGCCAACGATCGCGTGTTGCGCGCAGAACTGAAAGCGGTTGCCGTGAAGGCGGGAATCGTGGACATGGACGCGTTGAAGCTGCTCGACCTGAGCAAGGTGAAGCTGAACGAAGACGGGACCATTGAAGGCGCCGATGCGCTGTTCGAGGAAGCCAAGAAATCGAAGCCGTACCTTTTCGGCGAACCGTCCACGTCCAGCACGCAAAAGACGCCGAAGCCTGTAACCGGTGAAAAGGTCGATGTACGCAAGCAAACGCCGGAAGAGTACGCGGCCTCGAAGGCTCAATACCTCGCCGACGCTCGGAAGCAGTAAGCCCGATCCAGTAACACCAGGTAGTTCACCAAAACCAAGCGGCCCGCACATTTGCGGGCCGTTTCTATTTCAAGGTCGCAAATGCCGATTAGCAATTTCCCCGCCGCTCTCCAACCGGCAATCCAGCAAGGCATGCTTGCCCGTGAGTTTCAAACGGGCCTGCAATCTTCGCTGACCTATCGAGACATCGCGGATCGCGAGAGTTTCCCGAACGCCATCGGTGAAACGGTCACGAAGACGCGCAAGGGCCTCAAGACCCCCGTCGAAACGCCGATGAACCCGTCGAACAACACCAATCTTGACAACGGCTTGACGCCCGCTGGCTGGACGATCGAACAATACGTTCTCGGCATCGACATGTACGGTGACACGATGGACCTGAACATGGTGACGACTGGCGTCGGCATCGCGTCGCAGTTCCTGAAGAATGCCGAAACGAACGGCATCCAGGCCATGCAGTCGCTTGACCGCATCGCGCGCAACAAGATTTTCGGCGCGTACTTGTCGGGCAATACCCGCGTTCGTACCACGCTCGGCGCGGCTGGCACGACGGTTTCCGTCGATGACATTCGCGGCTTCCAGCAAGCCTTTTCGAACGGCGTTCTTGTGCCGATTTCGAGCTCGTTCCCGCTGACCGTCACGGTTGGTTCGAACGTGTACACCTGCGTCGGCGCGACCGCTGACGGCTCGAACGTATCGACCGCTCCCAAGGGTGTGTCGGGCACGTTGACGTTCTCGACCAACGTTACGGTTCTCGATGGCACGGCCGGTAACGGCGTCGTCGCCGCTGTTGCATCGCTCATCATTCGCCCGAATGGTCGCGCATCTACCGCTGCGCTCATCGCAGGCGACACGTTGACGATGCAAGCCATCCTGAACGCGGTTGCTGCTCTGCGCTCGAACAAGGTTCCGACCGTTCGCGGCAAGTACAACGCTTATCTGGACGATCGCCAGTTGCTCGGCCTGTTCCAAGACCCCGATTTCAAGCTGTTGTATCGCGGCGCTTACCAGTCGGAAGCCTACGTTGCCGGTCAAGTCATCGAACTGATGGGCGTTCGCCTGATCCCGACCACGGAAAGCCCGCAGCAAGCATCGCTTGGCGCTGGCGTCATTCACCGCTGTTTCGTGTGCGGTCAAGGCGCATTGATCGAGGGCGATTTTGCCTCGACGGGTTACAGCAACATTCCCGAAGCTGAAGCCGGTTTGCTCGAAATGGTTGATGGCGTCGCAATGATCACGCGCGAACCGCTCGACCGATTGAAGCAAATTATCGCTCAGTCGTGGTACTGGATCGGCGGCTTTGCTGTGCCGACCGACATTACGGCGACAACCAACATCATCCCGACCGCGACGAATTCGTACTTCAAGCGCGGCGTGATCATCGAATCGCTGTAATCGACAACCGGGCCGCGTTGATATGCGGCCCGCCACAGGGCTAGAACAATGTCAGACGTACAAAGTAAGCCGGTAACCCCGGCGAAGGCCACCAAGGCCGAAAAAAAGGCCTCGCCGACGAAGCCGGAAACGGTCAATCGTGGTGATCTGCCCGAATCCGTCAAATTGGCGGCTCCGCACGGCTTTTATGACGAAGCGGGCGACCTTCAAGCGTGGCTCCAAGGCGAAACCGTCACGAGCCCCGAAGACATCGCATTGCTGATCGATCGCGGCGCCCGCCTGTATGGCATTGGCGACGAACCGGCCGAAACAGAAAAGGCCGCTTAATGGCCGCGCTGACGCCTGCTCAACTCGTGGATTGTCGTCGCTTTTGCGGGTTCCCGCTGTTCGGCGGTCAACCTGTCCAGGCGTTCGGCCATCGCTTCTATCAATGGTACGGCACGCTCGAATTTCGGATGGCTAACGCCTCTGACGATGAGCAAGTTGTGATCGTCAATTATCTGACTCAGTTGAACGCGCTTGAAGCTGCGATTTATACCGCGTCGGATAACTTGGACACTGCACAAGCGGCCGTCTGGACGCACAACAAGAACGAACAGCGCGACCGCGAAAATCTGTTTGACTCGACGCGGCGCCGACTGTGCGGTTTCTTCGGCATTCCGCCCGGCCCCGCACTTGCCGACTCGGGCGGCGGTATCACGATGGTGGTGTAAATGGACGGAACCAAGCTCCAATCGAAGATTTACATCGGTTACGGCAAGGCGGCGCTTCGGCTCGGATTGGCATTCGCACAGTACCGGCCATCGATGGCGATAAATCCTCTCTCATCGCCTCCCGTGAACCCTGCCTTGCTGGCATCGTTCAACGCTGAAGACATGAAATACGGCAAGCCGAACAAGTACGCGAAGCCGACTTGGTATTGCTTGGCCGATGGAACAGGCATGCAGGTATTCGATTACCTGATTCGGGGCGATAAGACGTACTTCATCGCCGCCATGCAACCGTTGCTTCCGATCTTGGCGGTTGATTGCAACCGCGTCATCAACATTACGCGCCCGCAGTTGCAGACGCAAGTCGGGGGCGTGACCGACTACGAAGGAACGACGGCGGCGAACGAAACGCCGCTCATGATCGGTTGGCCCGCGTCGATCCTGCAAGGCACGAAGGGGGAAAAAGGCGAGGTCCAGTTGCCCGGCGACGCGCGTAATCCCTGGTGGGCTGTGTTGCTGCCGTACACCGCAGGCGTAACGCTCGCATCCGGCGACATCATTGCGGATGACCTTGGGCGAAGGATGATCATTTCGAGCGCTGAATTAACAGATCTTGGTTGGCGCATAACCGCAATGCAAGGGCAAACCTAATGGCGGATTTATCCGACGTTCAAAACGTCTTGGTCGGGTTGATCGCCGGATGGCTGTATCCGAACGGGACTGCGCAGCAATCGTCGGTCGGATTTCCTGTCCGCGTCGGCTCGGGCTGGCCGACTCGCGCGACGCTCGATCCTGATTTGCTGGCGGGAACCGCGAATGTGACCGTGTATGCGACGCCAAACGAACGCAAAACAACCCGCTATCAACAGGGATGGCAACAGCAGACATCACGAACGCCCACACTGACCCTGACGGGTCAAGGGCAAACGGTGACAGTGGGCGGGACGAATCCCGCTCCCTACTCGCAACAGAATATCGCTGTGTTCGTGGATCATTCGCCGTACACGTACCCGGTTCAACCGACTGACACGCCAGCCACGATCGCCGCCGCGCTCGCTGCCATCATTCCAGGCGCTACCAGTGCGGGAGCCGTAGTAACGATTCCGGGCGCCATCGGCGCATTGCGCGTCGGCGGGACCGGTACAGCGGTCAAAGTTATCCGCAACCAATGTCGAATGTTTCAAATCGTGCTTTGGTGTTCTACGCCCGCGCAGCGCAACGCGCTCTCGAATCTGATCGACCCCCTACTTTCCGATTTGCGTTTCCTGACGCTGCCTGATGGCTTGTTCGCCCGGATCGTTTATCACAACAGCCCGCAACAAGACCTCGGCGAGAAAGCGAGGCTGTTCCGCAAAGACCTTATGTACATGGTCGATTTCGCCACGACGAAGACGCAAGGAACGGCTCAAGTAATCGTCGGCAAAACCATCGTTTCCGATCAAAACGGGAACCTCATCAAAACCATTGTCGAATAGGCGCACATGGCAACCAAGAAAGACGCGGCCCCGGCCCCGACGTTCGATTTTGAACTCGTCGTTATTCATCAATTCGGATTCATCGAGCGCGGTACGCGAATCAGCGACCCGGCGCAGATTGCCGAAATCCTCGCGGGCGAAAACGCTCACCACTGCCACAAGGTAGGAAAGCAAGACCCGCAGTAATCCCCCGAAACCCCGACATCAAGCCCGCCTCGTGCGGGCTTTTTGCATTGGAGCAAAGCCTTGCCAATTTATCAAGTCGGTCAATTGAACACGACGGCGCTTTCTGCCCCTGGCGTGTATCTCCAAATTCAACCGCCGCCCCTCATCATCAACGGCGTACCGTCCAATTTGCTTGGCGTGGTCGGCGTCGGCTCGTGGGGTCCGGTCAACTCGCCCACTCTCGTTGGTTCCCCGTCGAACGTGTTCACGTTCCTTGGGAACCCGGCCGTACGGAAGTATGACCTCGCAACGGCGATGGGAATTTTCTTCCTGATCGGCGCTACCGCCATCCAGTATGTTCGCGTCACTGACGGGACGGATACGGCCGCTACGGCGATCGTCAAGGATTCGGCTACAACCCCCGCCGCAGCGCTCAACCTGACCGCGTTCTATACCGGAACGGGCGGCAACACCATGACGGCGAACATGCTGCCGGGCACGAAAAACGGCACTTTCAAGCTTGTCATCGCGAAGCCGGGCATTCAGCCGGAAGTATTCGACAATCTTAGCGGCACCGGCAATGCGCTGTACGTCGCTGCCGCAAATGCCGTGAACAACGGTCAATCGAACGTGCGCGGCCCTTCGCAACTGTGCGTCGCGACTGCTGCCGCCAGCGCTGCCGCACCTGACGTTACGTCAACCTTCGCATTTTCCGCTGGCACGGATGGCACGGCTACTATCACCGATTCGATGCTCGTCGGCGTGGACGGCGTTGCAGGCGTTCGCAAAGGCATGTTCTGTCTTCGCGGAACCGGCGCTCAAGTCGGCGTCTTGCTCGATCACTCCGACCTGTCGGCCGCGTCTACCGTGCTTGCTTATGGTCTGTCGGAAGGCACGTACTTTGGCATGCAGTCCGCACCGGGCACGTCCACGGCTACCACAGCAACCGCGCTTAACACGGCGGGCGCAGATGGATACGGCCTCAAAGTCTGCGTCGGCGATTGGGTGACGTATTTCGACGGCTTCAATCAGCAAAATCGTTTGATCGGACCGACTACCTTTTGGGCTGCTGAACAGGCATCGCTCTCGCCCGAACGCTCGTCGCTGAATAAGCCGCTTCCGGGCATCGTATCGACGCAACGTGTCGCCCAAAAGCAACCGTATAGCGGCCCCGAAATCGGCGCTATCAAGCAAGCACGCCTTGACGTGATTACCAACCCGTCGCCGGGTGGAAATTACTACGCGATGCAAACCGGCGTGAACGTATCGAGCACGAACGGGCAACAAGGCGACAACTATACGCGCATGACCAACTATCTTGCCCTGACGCTCGCAAGCGCGTTCGGCAAGGTCATCGGCGAGAACCAGACGGATGACTTGCGTTCGGACACGCGAGCCGCAATTCAATCGTTCCTAACCAATCTCTGGCGCTCCAAGATGATTGGCGATGTTAACAATCCACAAGCCCTGCCGTTCAGCGTCGAAATTGATGCCGCGAACAACCCTGATCAACAGGTAGCGAATGGCTACATGACGGCGAACGTCATGGTGAAGTATCTGAGCGTCATTTACTACTTCGTCATCAACTTGCAAGGCGGTCAAACCGTCGTCATTCAATCCAGCCAAACGCCGAACGCCTAATCAGGCATCGCAACCGATGAGCCCCGCCAGTGTGCGGGGCTTTTTCATTTAAGGATACGAAATGCCTTTGAACGGCTTTACCGTTGGTCGCGATGTATCGACCTCGATTTCTACGCCGACCGGAACGCTTGCACTCTCGCTAATCACGAAGTTCACCGCGAAGCCGGATACGACGGACAAGAAGATCAAGGGGCTCGACGGCCGCACGCGTCACCTGATTTTCCCCGATGGCTGGACCGGCTCTTTTGAAGTCGAACGCCAGAACTCGCAGATTGACGACTTCTTTGCGGCGCAGGAATCGAACTATTACGCCGGTCTGAATCTACTCCCTTCGACCATTACCGAAACCATCAATGAAGTCGATGGATCGGTATCTCAATACCAATTCGTCGGCGTGATTTTCAAGCTCGATGACGCGGGCGATTTCGCGGGCGACGAGTCCGTAAAACAAAAGGTCACTTTCATGGCCGAAACAAGGATCAAGCTGGCATAACATGACCACTGTGAACATTCGAAACACCAAGAAAGCAGCGGCACAAACGCCGTCCGAACAACTCATCAAAGCGGCTGACTCTGCCGTTACGATCGACACGCCGAACGGCTTCAAGGTCACGCTCAAGAAACCGGGTGTTCTCAGTCAGTTCCGGCTTGTGAAGATGCTTGGCGATGCCGCCAAAAATCAAGTGTACGTCGGCATGATGCTACCGATGACATACGTTTCCGAAATCGACGGGAAAACGGTTGCTTATCCGAACAGCGAACGCGAATTGGAAGCGTTGATTACTCGGCTCGATGAAGACGGCGTAAATGCCGTAATGCAAGGCGTCGCGGAAAACTTCGGCGGTCAGGCAAACCCTGAAGCAGCCAAGGAAGACATAAAAAACTAGCGCGCTCTGTTCCGGTAAGCGAAGCGCTTTGGCTCGTTAGAAACGGCGTGCCGTTCGACGTTGCGTTCGCTCTTGACGACGTAACGCGAGCGGCATTTGCCATTAAGTTTTCTGAGTTTGAAGGCCACAAGTTTGATTACTCGAAAATGGAATTCAAAGAATGAGCGTATCTCGCACATTTACGAGCATGAATGCCTTCGCATCGCATCTTCTGATACGACAAGCGTTGGTCGTTGCGGAACTGCGAACAGGGCTGAAATTCGTTACACACGCGATTAAAGAAACTGCCAAGGCGGAACTCGGTCATTACCAGCCCGCCGTTGAACACTTCGAGGCGTGGAAAGAACTCGCCGACGCAACCAAGGAAAACCGGGTCAAAAAGGGTTTCACAGAAAACGATCCCTTGCTCGCTTCCGGCTCAATGCGCGAGTCTATTGACGATGAAGTTGTCGGGCTCGACGGGTATGTCGGCTCGGATCAAGATAAAGCTGTCTGGATGGAGCTAGGTACTGACAAGGCGCCCCCTCGTTCTTTCCTGGGTCCCGCCGTGATTCACAACGAGGACTTGATAAAAGAAGTCTTAGGTGCGGCACTCGTTACCGGTTTGCTCGGCGCAGGAACAACGTCTAGCACTGTCATGACGTCCAAGCGGATCAAGTAAGCGCGATGGCGAGTCGAACAAGCAGGTAGATTAACGGAACGCCGACGAGTAGCAGAAACAAGCAAAGTATTGTCCGACCCGTGACCCCAACGAACTTCCAAACCTGTTCGCGTCTCACGGGCGGCAATGTGCGCGACTGCACATTCAATGGGCGGATATTCGGATACTGAAAAAAATCGAAATGATCTGCCGCCCACTCATGGAGACGCAATTTAAAGGATGGTTTCATGTTTGAAGCCTTCAAAATCGGGATTAAGTTATCCCTTGTAAATGAAGTATCGCACGGCTTGATTGCGATGGCAAAAGACTTCAATAAGGCGGAATACGCCGCCGACAGTCTGCGCTCAAAAATCGCCAAGATGGGAACTGCGACAAAGTTTGCGTTTGGTGGCGCTATCGCAATGGGTGCGGGCGCCGCGATGCTCATGACGATGAAACCCGCGATAGACGCGGCTAAAAAGTGGGAAACAGCCAAGGCAAATTTCTCACTCTTTGGGATGGACTCGGCGACAAATAACGAGGCGTTCCGGTTCGCCCAGGCGATGAATATTGCAGGATCGACCTATGTTGATAACCTGCACAAAATGACGGAAGCGCAAGGCGCCTTCCGCGAATCGGGGTTGACTGGCCCTGAAGCCCTAGCGGGCGCAAAGCTCGCCGCTCCGATGCTTGCCCGGCTCGCCGTGGTTGCGAAGGCGCAGGGTCACGAAATGACCGAATCAGACGACGCAAGTTTGATTCGTGCCATCGAAATGTCGGGCGGTTTGAAGGATGCTGCTACGTTCAACAGCCGCGCCGATGCTATTTTCAAGTTGGTCGGCTCGTCTGGCGGTCAGGTCAAGTATGAAGACGTACGGGCTTTTTACGCCCGTGGCGGGGTTTCTGCAAAGGGGCTCACCGAAGAAGCATTGATGAAGTTCGAGCCGCTCATGGGCGAAATGAAGGGCACTAGCGCTGGAACCGCGCTGATGACTTCGTTTAACCGTTTGAACGGAATCGTCAAGCTGCCGAATCAGATCATCCACGAGTTGGTAAATTCGGGCTTGTGGAACGGCAAGAACATCGATTGGAACGCCCAGGGCGGCGCCAAGAATATCCGCTCTGAGGGCTTGCTTAAGGGCGCATCGCTGCTTCAAACGGACCCGGTTAAGTGGGAAAAAGAAGTACTTGAGCCCATGTACGCAAAAATGGGCTTGGTTACTCAGGATCAGAAAAACATCGAGAATGCGCGCCTGTTCGGTCGGACTGGCGGCACGCTGTTTTCGTTGATGCAGCAGCAGGAAGCGCCGATTGCTCGTTCTCCTGAAGCGATTCGCAAGCGTCTCGGTGTGAACGATTCATACGCCGATATGCAGAAGACCACGCAGGCGCAACAGAATGCAGTTGCGACGAACTGGCAAAACATTTTGACCAATATCGGAACGGCCATCCTTCCGAACGTCAACGCAGGATTGACGACGTTTAACCGGTTCCTTTCCAAAGTCGCCGACTTCACGCGAGATAATCCGGGCTTTGTCAGGTTCGCCATGTATGGCGCGCTCATGACTGCAACCGTATTGATCATCGGCGGCGCAATCGCAATGCTGGTCGCTGGATTTTTGCTGGTCGGTGGCCCTGTCTTGCTTTTCACGTCCCTCATAACAGGAATCGGCGCCGCGCTCTTGGCGCTTGTATATGCGATTGACTGGAAGGAGGCCGGTAACGAAATGACGGCCGGTTGGAACGCCATAAAGAATGGTTTTATGGGGTTCTTTTCGTGGCTCGGCGGCTTGTGGTCGCATCGGCCTGTTTGGATGGGGGGCGATGGCAAGTCGCTTATCGGGCCTGCTGATACCAATTCCGATAGCCAAAATTCCGAAAGCAAACCGGCGCCAAATGGTTCGCCGAATGTTCGCACGTCAAGCGACAAGACTACCGTCGTCCATACCAACGTCAATCTTGACGGAAAACAAGTCGCGGAAGTCGTGAGTAAGCATCAGGCGAACGCAACGACACACAGCACGAGCGCGGGCGCCTTCGATGGCGGCATGAACATGTCAACACCTGGGATGGGCTTCTAATGGCAGATATTGAACTCATCCTCGGCGATGTCACGTTCGCAGATACCGAAATCCCGGAACACATCGCCGTTAAGACCGGTCACAGAACGATCGTAACCAAGTTCGTTGGTGGAGCCCGAGACGTTCAGACGTTGGGCGCCGATCACGAGCCAATCGAGTTTTCAGGTTGGCTAATCGGCGAAAATGCATTGGAGCGAGCGCTCACCCTGAAGGGCATGAATGATGCCGGGTTTCCGCTCATCCTCTCGTGGTCCGAATTCCTGTATCAAGTGATCGTAGATGGCTTCGTGGCCGACTATGAGCGCGACTATCAAATTCCGTACAGCATACGGTTAGAGGTAGTTCAGGATTTGACTGCGCCATTAAACGGCGACGCTTCGGATTCAATCGATGATCTGGTCGGCGATGACATGAATGTTTGCACTGCCCTTTCGTCTTCTATCGGCGATTCGGGCTTGTCTTCTAACGTGTCATCGCTCGGTTCGGCCATCAGTGCCGTATCGTCTTTCGCGAGCGCGACCAAAGCGCAAATCAACTCGGTACTCACGCCGTTGGCGCAGGCTAGCGCCTACGTTGGAACGCTCATCACATCGACCGAAAACACGTTGCAAAGCGTAACGACGCTTGGCGGCATTCTCCCGAATAACCCTCTATCGCAAAACGTCGCCCGCATGACATCGCAGATTAACGCGATGACCAACCAGACGAACCTTGTTCAACTGAATAGCGTTCTCGGGCGAATGGGTGTCAACATCGGACAACTTAATAGCGGCGCGAAATCAGTTCAAGTCGGAGGCGGATCATTGTTTGATCTGGCAGCGAAGTATTATGGAAACGTCGCGGGGTGGGTCGGAATCTCTAAGGCAAATCCAAGCCTAAAGGGCGACACGAACATCAACGGTCCTCAAACGATCGCAATCCCGCCATATACCGGGGAGGTAACGGCACTTGTCTAAATCGACCGCGCGGGCGGTACGCGGCGCGGTCAAGTTGAACGATGAAATAGTCAAAGGATGGTCGGCGTTTAGCGTGGATAACAATTCCTTCGCGAACGCCGATACGTTCTCTTGCACGTTCATGGTGAACCAACTACAGCCCGACCGAAACGCGGCGTGGTTTTCGAATCAGAAGGATGGATACATTCAACTGTACGTCGGAACCCCGCCAAATTTGAATAGCTGGCATCCAGACGACTTGCCTAGTTGGATTTACGGGCAAATCGACAAAATAGATTACCTGCCCGAAGAGGGAAAAATTGAAGTTAGCGGGCGTGACCTTACCCGCATGTTTATCGATTCGAAGACGACTGAGAAATGGCAAAACAAAACTTCCTCGCAGATCGCGCAAATTCTCGCGCAGCGACACGGCATGACGGCGATAGTCACGCCAACAAAAACAACGGTCGGCAAGTACTATGAAATCGACCACGAGCAAATGCACGACGCGCGTACCGAATGGGACTTGCTCACGTTCCTAGCCCGCATTGAGCAATATGACGTGTATGTTCGCGGCAAGACATTGTTCTTTCAACCTAAGCCCGTCCCGGCTGATGTAACGCCTTTCCCTGTCGTATGGACGCCGCCAGACGGCGCTACAGGGTTCCCGACATGCAATGTTAAGGGATTGAAGCTTGGCCGTGCTCTGACCGTTTCAAGAGGCATTGTCGTAACCGTGCGTAGCTGGAACGACGCTGCGCAAAAGGTTTTCACATTCAGCTATCCGCCGAAAGCTGCGAAGTCTATTAAGCCGGGATCAGCAACGCTCCCTGGCGATGCTCAAAACTACTTTTACAACATCGGGAATCTTACCCAAGAAAAAGTAGTGCAGTACGCGCAAGCGAAGTATGCCGAACTGATTCAGCACGAAATGACATGCGAATTTGAATTGCCTGGTAATGACACGCTAGACGTTAGCAGCGTGCTCACGTTGCGCGGGACTGGAACCGCATGGGACCAGACATATTTCCCTGACTCCATCAGGCGCTCGCTCAGTTGGACTGGCGGTTACATGATGGACGTTCATTGTAAAAACCATTCCCCGGATTCCCAGGAGATAGCTCAATGAGCCGCGCATTTCAGCAGCTAAGCAACATGGCGCGGCAACAATCTGAATTGGCGTCGCGAGCTATCGCCAAGCCTCGCACTGGCGAGATAAGTTCGTACGATCCTAACAAGCACGCCGTCAAGGTGATCTTGCAGCCGGAAGGCGAAGAAGTTGCCGGATGGATTCCGTTAGGCGCCGTTGGCGTTGGGAAAGGATTCGGGGTAGCGACTGCTCCCAACATCGGCGACATGGTTCAGGTTGCGTTCAACGAGGGCGACAGCAAAGCCCCCCGCATAGTCGGTCGTTTCTTTTCGTCGGTCAACATGCCGCCAGCAATACCGGCTGGCGAGACGTGGATTTTCCACAAGAGCGGTAGTTATCTGAAATTCATGACGAACGGCGATGTTCGGCTCAATACGGCAGGAAACCTTATCGCCAACGTTGCGGGCGGCTTGACCGCAACCGTTGCCGGGGCACTCTCTGCAACAGTCCAAGGAGCGGCGTCGATCGTCTCTGCTACATCAGTCGCAATCACCGCCCCGATTATCAAGATTGGCGCAACGGGTCAGTCCCTGCTTCAGTTCGTAACCTCGGCAATGGTCTCCTTATTCAATAGCCACACGCATACATCATCCGGGTCAGGATCGCCGACCAGCATCCCGCTTCAGACGATGGGCGCAAGTCAACTAACCAGCACAGTACAAGGCGGTTAATGCCCGACATCTTCCATTATTGGGGGAATGATTTAACGGTATCAGCGACAGGCGACATACTAATCGCGGACGATTCGGATTCGACCACGCAACAGATATTGCGCGCGCTCATGACGAATCCCGCGTGGAACGACTCGGCGGGAAACCCTATCGCGTCGGCGGACTATTCGGACCATCCTAATTTTGGGGCGGGTCTTCCTCGAAAGATCGGCTCAACACTGAGCGCTCCTTATATCCGCGCACTAGTCCGGTCTGTTGTTCTATCGTTTCCCTCTGTCTCTCGCTCCCCCTCACCGACTATCGACGTGGCCTCGTTTAACGACGGCGCGACCATAACAATTGCGTACGTCAACCTTGTAACGGGGGAGACTGACACGCTATCTTTCGACATCAATAAATGACCGTAAATAGCCAGTCTTTTACGCAGATAATTACCGGCTATGCATCCGTCGTTCAGGGTGCGGCGTCGGTCCTAGTCAACTTCGTTATAGGCTCGATCTTGCGGGCGATCGGCGAAGGAACTGCATGGGTCGCAATGTGGCTTCAATCGCTTATCCTGAATGCGATCGCGCTAACTCGCGCCGTAACTTCGAATGGTGCTGATCTTGATTCGTGGCTCGCTCAATTCGGGTTCGCCCGTTTAGCCCCGACGCCCGCAAGCGGGCAAGTCACGTTCGCTAGATTTACGCCAACTCAACAAGCACTAATCCCGGTCCTCTCGATTGTCCAGACTGGCGACGGCACACAGCAATATCAAGTAATAGCGGACACAAGCAACCCTGCGTACAGCGTAACGCTAGGCGGGTTTGTTATCCCCGCTGGAACCGCGTCGGTGACTTGTTCGGTTGTCGGAATCACGCCGGGTAATAACTCGCTGAACTTGCCCGATGCATCCGGCAATGTATCTGCCGGGACAATCAGCGCGCTTTTCCAGTCCATCAGCGGCGTAGATACCGTATCCAATGCGCTTGCGTTTTCCAATGGCGTAAATGCTGAAAGCGATGCATCGGCTCGAATTCGATTCGTTGGCTACCTTGCCTCTCTCGCGCGAGCAACGAAGCAAGCAATTGGCGCAGCTATCACGGCGCTTGGCTCGAACTTCACATTCACCATAACTGAGAACCAGACGTATGCGGGTGTTACTCAGATGGGATATTTCTATGTCGTCGTAGATGACGGCTCAGGAGCCCCTCCCGCCCCAACTCTCGCAACCGTATCAAATGCTATCGATGTCGTGCGACCTTTCACGTCAACGTTCGGTGTCTTCGGCCCCGTCGATGTGTTCGCTGTCGTGTCGATGTCGATACAAACTACGTCCGTAGGTGCAGGGCATTCAGCTACCGCCGCTCTGGTAGCGCAGGCAATCACAGCTTATGTGAATTCCCTGACTCTCGGTCAAAGCCTGTCTTATTTTCGTCTTGGTCAAGTCGCTCTAGATGCGTCGTCTGACGTGACTAGCATACTTAGTTACACGCTCAACGGTGGCACTGCCGACGTTCTGGCTACGAACAAGCAAGTCATCAAGACGAATTCTGTATCGGTGATTTAATGACAGGTGACCAAGCAGACATTTTTGCACGCCTTAGTGAGCGCATTCCGAAAGGCTGGTTCGGCTCATTTCATCCGTTGTTAGATGCCATCTTGAGGGGCGTATCGAACGCGCTGTCTGCCGTTTATTCGGCATATGCGTACATGGTCTTGCAGACGCGTTTGCAAACATCGACGGATGGTTGGCTAGACCTCTTAGCGGCTGATTATTTCGGTCCTAATGGATTGCCTCGCAATCCGGGTGAATCTGATTCGGCCTACCGGAACCGGATAAAGATCAACATCATCAGAGAGCGAGGAACAAGGGCCGCTGTCGTCAAGATACTTACAGACTTGACCGGGCGCGCGCCGACGATCATAGAGCCGCAACGTCCAGCAGATACGGGCGTTTATGGCGGGCCTCTCATTGGGTATGGCGTCGCTGGCTCGTACGGCTCGCGCATGCTTGCCTATCAGGCGTTCGTTACTGCATACCGCCCTCTTGGTTCCGGCATTCCAAATGTAGGCGGCTACGGCACTTCGGTTGGTGGCTACTCTCGCGGATCGCAACTCGAATACGCAAACATTTCAAGTTCACAGACCGGAATCACTGACGCGCAGATATACGCCGCTGTCGCCTCCGTTATCCCTGTGGCAACGATAGCTTGGATGCGAATCCAAAACTAACCAGCAATGCCCCGCACAAAGGCACCGCGCTCGCGGGGCTTTTTCTTTTTCAGGAACTAAAACGAATGGATCGCCAGATCGTATATGCGGGAAGTATCCCGCTTGAAACCGACATTCTCAACACGAACCGATTTGCGTTGACTGCACTAGGAATGCTAATGCAAGACGTGTTCGGAACAAGCAATCTGTTTTCGGGCCTTGGATGCGTTCCTGCCATTCCCGCGTCGCTCGCAGTTACGATCAACGCAGGGTCCGCGTACGCGCTTCAAAATTTGGACAACACGCCGTATTCGTCCTTGCCCGCAGACATCGCGCATCAGTTGGTCAAGCAGGGTGTCATGCTGAACTCGCAGACGCTTGCGATTGCTGCGCCACTAACCTCTGGCTTTTCTATCAATTACCTGGTCTCTGCGAACTTTGTTGAAGCAGATGTTAATCCAGTCGTCTTGCCTTACTACAATGCATCAAATCCTACCCAGGCGTTTAGCGGGCCAAACGGAACGGGGGTTGCACAGAACACGACCCGGCAGGACACTGTTCAGCTAACCCTTACAGCGGGTGCCGCTGCAACTAGCGGAACTCAGGCAACGCCCGCCACTCCTATCGGCACTACTGCGTTGTACGTCATCACAGTAGCGTTTGGTCAAACAACCATTACAGCCGCGAATATATCGAAGGTTTCGGGTGCTCCGTTTCTAGGAAATTCGTTGCTTGCGCAGATTCAAGGCGCTCCGTCTGGTCCGATCGGCTCGGCATCAAACTTGAAGGCTGCTAACACTATTCTCGGGCAAACGCTTAATTTCACGGCCGATGAAATCGTTGTTGGAACGGCTATCGGCGGGCAAGCCTTTAGACTCGGCGCGTTTAACCAGACGGTTAATACGGCTACCACTGGCGCTGGCGGCATGGATACGGGAGCGCCGCCAAACAGCGGATTTCTGGCGATCTACGCTCTTTACAATCCGACTACGGGCGCACAAAGCATCCTCGCAAAAAACGCGACTTCAGGCGTTCAGCCGACAGTGTACGGCGGTGCGAACCTGCCCGCTGGATATACAGCGTCCGCATTGATTGCTGTGTGGCCTACAAGCTCCACCGGAAAATTCAATGGTGGATACCAGCGTAATAGGAAGTTCATTTTCCCGCAGATAAACGTACTAACGACTGCTACGCCCCAAGCGTCTTATACGCTTCTGTCCGTAGCGGTGTGCGTTCCTCCGAATGCTATTTCTGCGAATGGAAACCTGCAAGTATCATCCTCTTCCTCTTCCTCGCTCGGCCTAAACGTCGCAACTGACGCTTCAGGCTCCGGCCTGTACGGGTTGGGCGCAAACGGTGTGAGCGTTGCAGGCGGCTTCGTAATCGACATCACAACGCCGCAAACGATCTATTACATCGCGCTCAATTCGACCGGAACGCCGTCATTCACAATCAGCCTTAGCGGATACACAATCTGATGAACACGATTTTTGTAGCGTTTTCGGACGCATCCGAAACGTCGATTAGTTCGGTTTTTGGGTGCGCGCAGGACACATCTGCATTCCCGTATCAGGGTAGCGTTGGAGCCGACGATTCGCGCTATAAAGAATTCTACGAATCGATACCGGCTCCGGTCGCCAAGGAGTGGCCCACGCCTGCCTAGAGGAGCGATTTGACAATCGGGGCTAAAACGTCTGCTTCGTTCTTAGCCTTGATTGCGTATAGCGCGTCGTTTGGGTGGAGGCAATCAGAAAGCATTGCTTGCCAATTCGGCATCGCTGAAATGATCCCGTAATTGTCAACGATCGGAACGTTTTCCGATGCCGCAACAGCCTTCAGTGCATCGACGTACTGAGGAAGGATCGGCACGCGGACTGCCTCGCACGTCGGGTTTGGCGTGTACACAACTACCTTCTTTCCAGCGGACTTGGCGCCCTCGATAAGGGCAACCATGTAGCCTTTGTATTGGTCAACGCTTTCGTTAATGGTCCCGTCTCGCTGCGTGACTGAGAAAAACGCATCGTTCAAGGAAAAATTGAACGTAACGATTTGCGCTTTTGATGCCGCAATTTCGTTGAACCATGCCCCGTGTGTTCCATCTGTTCCATTGAGCAATTGGGATGCTTCCGTGCCGCCAACGCCCTGGTTTGATACCGTCACCGTCGTACCAAACTGCGCCTGCAAGTAGCTCTGCAGTTCTACCGGTTCAGACGCCGATGTATTAGCGCCAACGCCGTTATTCACTTGCCATCCGGCAGTTGTCGAATCGCCGTATTCGGCGATAAGTACCGAATTTGGAGCTTTCGCTACAACTGGCGCGGGCGCGGTTGATCCTCCCCCACCGCCTCCGCACGCGCTGCATGCAATCACGACCACTCCCATAAGGCACCCGACTAAACCTCGCGACATTTTCTCCCCCGCTGCTTTTTTGTTCGAGAGACGAATCATATCTGCTTTCATTTCTAACCCCTTCGCGTGTTCGATGGAAGAACAATACTACCTTTACGGTAGCAGTTCAAGAGCTATTTTTAAAAACTAGGAAATAGATGGATTTTCAAACACTCAACACGTGGCTGATCCTGTTTGCGGGTGGGGCTGGCGTGGTGCTGTGGTGGCTGTTCCGAAGCCTGCATGCCAAGGTGGATCAAACAGACCGCGATTCGAACTTGGCTGCTGACTGGATCAAGGATGACCTAGCGAAATTCAAACTCCATTGCGCCGAAACGTACGTTACGACCACAGCGCTTACGTCATCCATAGAAACGATGAACCGCGCCGTTGATGCGATCTTCAAGAAGCTAGAGCGCATTGACGAAAAACTAGACCGGAAGGCGGATAAACCATGATCGTCACTCCTGCTTTATTGATGGCAACGGTGCAGCCGTTGATCGTTAGTGCGGAACGATGGGCGGCGCCATTGCAGGCCGCGTGCGTCAAGTACTCCATCAACACGCCGCAACGTCTCGCCGCATTCTTGGCTCAGATTGGTCACGAAAGCGCGGGCCTGAAGCTTTTGTCGGAATCGTTCGATTACGCAATCCCTGCTTTGATGGCGACCTTTCCTCGCGTCATGACCTATGCCGTTGCAGTGAAGCTCGGGCGGCAACCCTCAGAAAAGGCCGTCCCCATCGCCCGCCAAACGCAGATTGCAAACATGGTCTACGGGAACCGCTACGGTAACGGTGGAACGGCATCCTGCGACGGCTGGAAGTACCGGGGCTCGGGGCCGGTTCAAACCACGTTCCTCGCGAACTTCCAGGCGGCGAAGGAAGGGACGGGTATCGACATCGTTGCAAACCCTGACCTTGTCCGAACCGACGCGGCAACGGGCGCGATGGTTGCCGGGTTCTACTGGATCAATCACGGTCTGAACAGCCTCGCTGAATCCGGCGATTTCGACGCCATAACGAAGCGCATCAACCCGGCAATGCTCGGCAAGGAAGACCGCGACGCGCGTTATGCGCGCTGTAAGGCCGCTCTCGGCATCTAGCCAAATCACAATCGAATCAAGCCTGCTGCGTGCGGGCTTTTTTTGCGTCTGGACATCATGGCAATAGAACACGAACACGAGCAACACGAAACAATCGTTATCGATATTTTTTACCCCGATCATTCGCCGCGCAAGGAGTCGGCGTTATTTTCCCGCACCAAACATCACCTAATAAAGGTTCTCGATACTCCTTGTTGGGTTTGCGGAACGAAAGAAAAGCGCGAGGTTCACCATTTCCATGCGGAATGGGCGGATACCGAAGGTATCGATTGGATAAAGATGCGCGCGATTCATCCAAACTTCGATTGGTCAACGTTCAAAGAAGACTCTGACTTCATCGACTCGGAATACAACATGGTCGTTCTCTGCGAAAAACATCATCGCGGCAAAGACCACGGCATTCACCTGTTGCCATATCCGATCTGGATTATGCAACGCAATCAACTTTCTAGTTTCACATTCTCCCCTGACGAGGCCATTCAATGAACGACGTTCTATTGAAAATGATTTCGGTCGGGTTTCTCGTGCTTGCGTGGATCGCTTGCGATTTGCTGCACATTAATGACCCGGTTCTTTTCGCCATGCTCGGGACGCTAATCAGCGCTGTCCCGATTTGGCACGCAGCAACCAACCTTCCTTTCAGCATTCCCGCGAAAGCGCCTGCATCTATATAAGGCTATCCCCATGAAATCGGTATTCCTCGCGGCTCTGGCCGCTATCATCGTTTGCGCTTGCGCCGCCCCCGCTCCCGTTACTCCCGCTGAAACTGCGCAATTAATCGCGAACGTTCAAAACGTCGTCTCGAAGCAATGCACTGTGATTCAGCCGGTACTTGCCGATATGACGATCCTGAATCAGGCGAATGCATCGGCGCTCGCCGATTTATCGCTCGCATCGACGGATATTGGCAAAATCTGCGCTCTGGCGGCTTCGCCGGTCGCATCAGGTGTGAGCGTGACGCTTTCGCTTGCGGACGTTGCCACGGCCGTAAATGAGGGCGTTCCGAAGCTCCTGACCGTGATCGCCGCCTCTGCCCTGCCCGATCCGCAGCGGACAGCCGCAGAACTTGCGATCACGGGAGCCCAGGCGGTGATTTCCATCGCGCTCGCGAAGGCGCAATAACATGAGCGCGTTTCTCTCCGAACTCCAAGTGGAGAACGCGACGCCGCGAGATGATGGGACATGGCGGTTGACGGCGCCGCTCGTCTATCAATCGGACGTGGCCGGGCAGACTTTCACAGTTCCCCCAGGATTCGTCACGAACTTCGCATCGGTGCCCCGCCTGATCGTCGCCTATGCGCTTTTCGGAAACACTTCGAACGAGGCAGCGACGGTACATGACTTTCTGTACTCGAAGCCCGCCAAGGTCCCGCGCGATGTCGCTGATGCTGTTTTCAAGGAAGCATCAGCGGTGACAGGCGTTGCAGCGTGGCGCCGCTTCTGCATGTGGGCGGGCGTGCGGCTATTTGGCGGTTCGCACTACAATACGGCAATGTAGAGCGCGGCTCGAAACAATCGCTTGGTGTGCCGATACGGTGCCAAGGCTCCAAAGAAAACACCTAAGCGATTGTTTTAAAACGCGTTTCACGTTCCATATAACCCATATAATACCCCTTTCCTCCCATTTTCCTACTACCGTTAAGTGCTTGATTTGTATAGGTGTGTCGGAATAAATAGCGAAAAACCAAGGGGATAAGGACAAAAAAGCTATTCTATTTACTACCGTTACGATAGTTTTTACCCTTGTCCCGTTCGTATCAGTGTGCCAAGATAGGTGCCACGGCATTCGGTAACGGGGATTGATAAAAGTGGGAACGATAACACCGCGCATAAAAGCAGACGGAACGACTTCTTACAAGGCTCAGGTTCGCATTCGGCGCGGCGGCAAGGTGATCCATCAGGAAACAGAAACCTTCGATCGTCGGCAGGCTGCTTCGGCCTGGGCGAAGAAAAGGGAGACGGAACTTGCGAAGCCGGGAGCAATTGAAGAGGCGAAATCCGACGATCCGATGTTAGCAGACATCATTGATCGTTACCTCAACGAGGCGCAACGCGAGCTAGGCAAGAGCAAGCGCAACGCCTTGTTGATGATCAAGAACGGAAAACTTGGGGAAATGCGCGGGTCCGCAATAACCAGCAACACACTGGTTCAATGGGGAATATCGATCGGGCGTGCGCCTGTCACAGTATCGGGATACTTTTCGCACCTGAAAACCATATTCAAGATTGCTCGCCCGGCTTGGGGATACCCGCTAAGCAAGGCAACGATAATGGAAGCGCTCGACGTTTTGTCTGAATTGGGGATAACTGGAACGTCGGATAGTAGAGACAGGCGCCCGACCTTAGACGAACTGAGCCGGATTATTGAGTACATTCGCACGAAGCGAATGGCGAACCCCGCTCTTTTCCCGTATGACTTGATTATCCTGTTTGCCGTGTTTTCCGCGAGGCGCAGAAGCGAGATTGCCCGAATGAAATGGACGGACATCGACCAAGCAGGATCGCGCTTACTCGTGTTTGACATGAAAGACCCGAAAAAGAAAATCGGGAATCATATTTGGGTTGACCTAACACCAGAAGCTGTACGCATAGCGCGCGCAGCACCAAGAACACACGATGAGTTAATTTTTCCCTGTTCAGTTGCTGCAATCAGTGGGGAGTTTGAAGAGGCTTGCGAAAAGTTAGAGATAGATGACTTACGATTTCACGACTTGCGGCACGAAGGGGTAAGCCGACTTTTCGAACTTGGAATGAGCATTCCAGCGGTTGCAATGATGTCAGGCCACAAGACATGGGTTCATCTGAAGCGGTACGCGCATATACATGCGTTTGGTGATAAATACGCGAAGTGGAAATGGCTTGATATTGTCGCGCCACTTCCACAACTTCCGCTCGGTCATAAGCGCCCGCAGAGTTGATCGCGCTCCTTTACCGCCGCTGCCCGCTGCGCGTCAATGTAATCCGCCAAGTCTTGGACGTAGACGCCCTTAGCGGCCTTCTGGCTTCGCTCTGCCCGAACAACCGGAATCGGGATTTCGCCACGACCAATTTTCATCAGAAACTTGTCAAGCTCAAGGTGAGAAAAGTATTCGCGCCGAACCTCATCGATCGGGATAACGGCTCTAGCTCCAAACTGAGCCATCAGTAAGAAAACGGTGTTCATGCTCTCAGTGCTTCCATTTCGAATTTGATTTGACAGGTCTTCACGAGCCCGGCCGCGTACTCGCCCGACATTTCCAATGCATCGGCACGCATCGCGGCAACCGATTTGCGGGCCGCGTCGATGTCCGCTTGGTCGATGTCGTCACCACTTTCCAGGCGCGAGACTAGCCCAAGCAATCCAGAACTAACCAACGGCTTTCCCTGGCGCTCGCGGTGCAGATCGAATGCATCCGTTAGGCCACGCATACTTGGCGCGAGTGCGTAATGGTTGCCGTCGATTTGATCGTTGAACAGCGGCCGATCATCTGGATCAATCGAAATTTCGCCATCACGCTCAAGACGATCAAGGATTGACTCGACCGGCCCGAACACGGCCGCGACCTTCCAGGGCTCTGTACGAAGGGTTTTACCTGCGTTCCACTTAGGAACGTATTTCTTGCGCGGCTTAGTACTGCGTGCCATGATCATCCCCAAAAATCTTCCGCAACATAGCCTTGTCTTTTGCGAGGTCATTTCCCGAACGCCCGCGCCAGAAAATCAGCACGATCAAAAGGGCCACGGCGTAGCCCGAAGCAGCTACAAGAATTTGAAATGTCGTCATGATCTACGGCTCACGGGTTCGGCTATGTTTGCGGCGCGCAAGGACGCTTCGTAGCCTTCAAGGTTGCCCCAGTTGTGGGACGGGCATTGCTGTATAGCAACGTTGGATTCAAAAACTTCGATCTTGGTGTACCGGGAATCCTGCGATGGATTCCATACTTTTCCCTCTTTTACGAGAGCCTTCAATGCATCGTGAATCAGCGACTTGGGGGAGCCTGGAAACAGCTTTTCAATTTCCGCTCTACCGTATTCGCGCCCGGTTTTCATGGCATCAAGCAACTGCTGTTTCAACGTTTTCGTTATCGGCATGGACTCGTTCTTTCTCGGGCAAATACTTCAGTAGTGCAGATTGTGTTTCGATGATCAAATCCATTTCGCTGAACCCGTACATTGCATAAAACAATTCAACGTTCAGTGCGTGGATTCCCTCTTTACTATCGACGTGATGATGCGGACAAAGCGGAATGGTTAGCCAGTTCGAAGCCCTTCCCCATCCGCCTCGACCGTGGATCATGTGGTGGACAAGGGCGGGCGTATCGTTGAATCCCAATCGTCTGCACACACAACACCCAAGTCCCGCTACATGACCCATGTATCGCCGTTCTGCTGCCGTGACTGTCTTCGCCATTCAATCCAATTTTGGTAGTATTCGTGGACGTGACTTATCGCGCGATTAGCTGCGCGAACATGTTAGGAATTTTTCCCTTCTTCGCTGCGTACCGTGCACGAATCAAAATTCTATTTTTGTCGCGGTATCGCTTCGAGTACACAGAGTTCGGTTGATTCTCAGGTTTTGGCGCATCTTTCCGTTTGCCAAGCCGGTAAACGGCTGCATGTCTGCCATTTCCTTTTTTACCGTCGTGGTGAGTCCATTCGACAATATGAACCAGTCCTTTTTCCTTCAACTGTTTCATCGCACGCCATACCGTGGAATGGCACAAACTCAATTCGGCCTCAAGCTCGGCGATTGAATAATCGTGATCGCGTAGCATTGTGCGAATTCGGTTTCCTGCTAATGGCTGCATTTATCTCTTCCAGATAAAATTCGATAGCTCCAATATACTCCTATTTAGGTAGTATATCAAAGCGTGTTTTTACATATTCTCGTAGCCTTTCGGCGCGGGAAGCTTGATGTTGTTGTTTGCGCACCAAGCCACCACGTATTCAATCAGGCTCGACATTCTGGAAACGCCCATTTGCGCGGATGACTCCCGGATATTTACCCATTCGCCTTCTAGCCCTGGAACCATATCGGACCCCAAGCCAGTAGCGATCGCGTGAGCGCTGATCATGAGTGTTTTCCATTGAACGGGATTCAACCGCCGACCGTGCCAAGTTGCTTGTTTAGCTATGGCTCCGAACGTTCCATGGAGCATGGCGTTCTGGTCCAGCGTTCGAGTCGGAGGCTGAAGCGTCATGAACCAGCCATCGGGCGCGTTGACGAACGCTTGGGCCAAATTTTGACGGGTCTGTTCGCAGAGGCGGGATACTATCTTGTCGCTCACAGTACGGGCTCTCCGAACGAGAGGTATTTTAGAATCGCATCGCGGGCTTCATCCCAACCCTTGCAGACTGCGACGTAATACCCCTCGAATCGAAGGGCCGCGATCATGTCTCGCTGTGTTTCGCTCAGTACCCCGCCCTTTCGGCGCTTTAGTTCGATGTACATTCCAGCGTAGATGCCGGAACGCTTCGCGATGATTACATCGGGCACGCCTGCTTTGACTCCCTCTTTCTTGAGTCGTACGGCCGTCCTGAGGCTTCGCTTGCCGCCGTTTGGTACGTGGTAGGCAATCAACTTCGGGAACGCCAGCGCGAGCCATTTGAACAGCGCTATTTGCTCGTCGCTTTCTTGGGGTATGTCGATCTTTCCTGCTGTCTGCTTCAAAGCGTTTTCCCCGACTTGATGAATTTCCACAGTTCGCGCTTTGCGACCTCTGCAATCGCATCGCCGCACCTTTGCCTGATACTGTGAACGAGGTTTTGCGCAGGAACGAAGTTCCCGCGCTGGCCGTAGTGAGCCGCTTCCTTAAATGCTGCAAGGCAAGCGGTCTTGTGCTCTTCGACGGTCACTTTTAGAACGGAATCAGGTCCAACTCTCGTTCAGGCTGAAGTTCCAGCAAGAGCGGTTGAAAGGTCATTGCCTTGTACGCGTTGCGCGCCATGCGAATGTCGCCCTCGCAGTAGTCGGCGACTTCATCAATCCGGCCCGCCTGAACGAAATCCCAAACCTTAGAGCCGTCGATGCCATCCGGCTTGCCAGCGATTCCAAGCGCTGCGCACAGTGCATCGAGCGAGACAGAGCCTTGCGCGCCAGCCCAACGCGTCATCGTGTCGAAAATTTGCTCGTCCCAGGGTTTCGCCTGGAAAGGTATTATTGACGGCGGCTTGATACCCAAGATGACGGCGCGTTGGAAAAGGAACCGCAAATCAAACTGTGCGATGTAATGACCGACGAACAGCGGCGCGCGCATCGAGTTCGGGTTGTAGCTGTCGGCGATCGCCTCGAATGCCTGATGAATGATTTCGCTCTCGCTGCCTGGGTTTTCCCAATCGCTGCGATAGATCGAAAACGGCGCCGTGTCATCGAACGCCAGCCCAACAACGGCGATTTGACCGGCCGCACCATTGAAGCTCGTCTTGCGATATTCGGCTTGAGCGACTTCCTCGGATTTTTCTTCCTTGAAGCGTTCCGCCCACAACTCGAGCGCACGATCCTTGCTTGTGAACTTGATTTCGCTCGGGTCTGTCATTCCGAGGTCCGCGCATGCCTTTTCTTTCGTGAGACCGGACGGTGCCTTGAAATCCTGCTGTACTGCTGCACGGAACGCATCGAGAGCGCCCGGACGCTGGTCCGGGATCGTCTCGATGTCCAAAGTAACAACGTTGTCGGTATTCATCTTAAATCCTTTTTTGGTAGTGATCTTGGGCGAAAAAATGGCCTGTAGCTTGTTCGCTAAAGGCCGTTGCGCTAGCCAGTGAGATAACTATACATGCTATCAAACCGTTTTGGTAGTATTTTGCGTTAAAAAAGCGGATCGAATGCGCCAACCATCTGCCGCGCCTGGCGCAACTCGGATTGAGCACTACGGAATTGCTCGCTTTGCAACGTCGCCCGGTTCTCGGCGTCGATCACATCGAACAGTTCCTTGCTGATGCCGACGAGTTCACGGGCAAGTTCTACCGTCTCCGGGCGAACACCATTAAGCATGGTATTGCTGAGGGCGTGAAGCTTGGTAGTGGCCTGCATGTACTTTTCTGCGCTGTTCATCGTGGAATCCGTCCGTGGGTTTTTAGTGTCGCCACGCCCTGCAAAAGTTGGTGCAAGGCGAAGCAATGGTTGCAATGGTGCGTCAAAGCGGTGAACCAGTTCGACAACACATACATCGGAAATTCGTGCTCGGTTCCGCACGTTCCGCACGCGTATCCCGTGGGATGCGCTAGGGTTGTGCGGATACGTTTCATGCCAGGGCGGATTCGACAAGCATCGCTTTGTCGATCGCTTCGCGGGCCGTGTCGCCCGTCGCGATACTGGCCCCCGACGAATTGAGGACGCTGTAGCGCGTCCCGTTCGTCTCGATGGCGCATTGTTGCTCGGCGATGAAGTCAAGGCGCTGCGTGTCCGTGGTGACTGGCTCGCTGGCCGTCTTCATGTGCTTGGCACTGGCTTTCGTCTTGCCCGCCGCCTTCGCTACCCTGACGCCTTCTTGAAGGTGCTCTACTGCGCCCGCGCCCTTCTGCTTGATGGCTTTGATGGCAGTAGTTGCGGATACGCTACCTTCCGTAACCATAGCAACGATTTCCCGTGGCGCCGCAACCAAGTCGAGCAGGTTTGACACTTTCGAAGTTGCAAATCCGAGACGCCGCGCGATTTCCTTTTCATCCAAACCTCGGCCGATAAGCTGCTTGATAACGAGCCCTTCACCGTATGGCGTGAGGCGCTTGCCATTGTTGTTCGTGATCAGCCCTACAATGCGGTCTTCCTCGGTCGTTCCCTTGGTTTCGTTCACGACCGGAACCGATTCGATGCCTGCGCCTTCCTCGTTAGCCAGAAGAACCGCCGCGAACCGTGAGTGACCATCGGACGGGTACAGAAAACCATCAGCAGCGGCAAACACGGTAAGCGGCTTATGCCGATAGAACCCGTTCGCCTTGATGCTGTCGGCCAACTCGCGGACGTGCGCCGGATAATCCGGGTCCGAATGACGGGGATGATTGAATCCCTCGCGCGTCTTGATCGCATCCAGCTTAACCAAGTAGCCGTCAAAACGCCCGGTCGATTGATTGCGGATCACATCGCGTCCGCCTGCAACTAGTTCATTCATCGTGGCTCCATTCAATTAAAGGTTGGTCCGCTCGTACGTAAAGCGGATGACGGGGCGAACCATCCTTGGTTTTACCGAGGCATACAATTCTTCGATTCCTCGTGCCGTTGAAAATCTCGTACACTTCCTTCACTCGCTCTTTCTTTGCATTTGCTCCCCAAGCAAAAACAACAGTTTCGTGCTCGCGTGCAGCAGTTCGAAGCCACATATCATTGTCTGGCCCAACCGGGTCACTGTGACCCCACAGAACACACGGCTTCGGCGAGCGCAACGCGTACAGATTGACGACAGCGATTCCGTTGCATCCCCACCGATAAGCAAAGGACTTACAGCGCCTAATGGTCGGATCGTCAACGGTTGCATCCGCAGTACTCGGATTCAGCATTACGAAAAGAGCCGTTCCGCAGACAGGAAGTGATATGTCGGGACCGGCTTGTGCTGCTCGGCGCAATAGATAACGATAAGCGCCGCACTCGCTAATGATTGCGTCCATTCTTATCGTCCGTCCCGAATCCAACGGATCGCTTCGAGCACGTCGGCCACGTTGCGCGGCGACGTGCGGCGCTTGGCGGCGTCGCTGAGGTTTGCATATACGGTTTCCGCATCCGGCAACTGCGAAGCTGTTACCGGTCGATTTACAGCGTGATCGATTGCCTTCGCCGTCTGGACGTCC